ATATTTCCAATCAGTTTTATAGAAGTCATAAGAACCTCTTCTAAACCCTGAAAATCCAAAATTCAATGCCATTTCTTCTTCATTATCAAATAGACCATAAGAAGCTGAAGCAGTAGAAGCATAACCTCCACCAGCCATAGCTGCGATCATATCGTCAAAATCAAGAGCAGTTTGTCTACTTAAGAATAACATGTTTTCTTCAATAGCACCTTGCTTGTCTAGTTGATTTAAGATAGCATCAAAATCTGCCATAGCACCTGAACCAGGAGCAGCAGCACCAGCGAAACCGTTATAAACGTTTCCTCTAGCTGTAATAGCAGCAAATAAACCTTCAGTACCTTTTAGAACGTTACCAGCAGTCCAACTACCAGGTGTAAAAGCGTGTCCAGCTAATTCACCTTCAACCATTGCCATTTCCATGTAATCTTCAAATCTCAACCTTGTTTCAGATTCAGCTTTAAGATACCATAAGTATCCAGATGTTCCATCTTCAGTAGCTACTTCAACCCAACCAATTTGAGAAGCATCAGAACCATTAACTTGGTACTTATCTCTTAATATAATTGGAGAATTGCTGTATTCTTGAAAACCAGGAGTAATAGATACTGTAGCAGCATCTGAAGATCCTTTTTCCCATTCTGATCCATATACGAATAAACTTAAATCGCTTGCTCCAGCTAATGCTTGTATTGCCACACTGAAAGCAGCTGTATCATAAGGAGTAGCAGTTATAACACCAAGAGCTACATTAGTTACGATGGCTTTTTGAGTTATTAATCCAGTTGCATTATCAGAAACTAATATAGTTTGATTAACTTTTACAGCAGCAATAGTTGCTGGTGCAGTTAATGTAACTGTTAATTGATTAGCTCCAGTACAAGCTACTTGATTATATGCTACATGTAATCTATTTTGTTCAGACCATATTACTTGATCTGAGGTCATAGGCATTTCTGCCCCAACCATTCTTAAAAATCCAGATAAGGTTCTATTACCATATCTCTCCACCTCTTGCTCATAAAGCTCAGGTAGGTATTGTTGTGCAAAGTCAGATGTTCCATCAGCCCAATTTAAATAATTGCCACTTAATGTTTGTCTCCTTTGACTTGGTACAAGTGATGGAGGAAAACTTCCTCCGGTCGCAAACGCCATAATTTATAGTTTTTAGTTTATAATTTTCTCTTTTGTATTTTCAATTTAGAACTATCAACGCCGCTAATTGCTTTAACACGTAAACCGTTAATATAAATATCACCTGAAGGACTTTGCCTTGCTTCGTTACTTATATTTTTCGATTTAGCTGAAACGTTTTTAATAGCATCGGCTTGGCCTTGCTCATAAAAATGTTGCGCTATCGTATCAACGTTACGTGCTGCATATATAGCTTTATGATATCCCTTGTAATCTTTCACGCTACCATCTTCACTTAAGAACTTCTTAATAAATGTAGAAATGTCTGATTGGGCATCAGCAACTTCATTAGGATTTTTCACACCGTATCTAAATTTCTTTTCTCCAACGTTAATTTCAAAACCTTTGAAATCATCAGAAAAATAATTTTTAGTTGTGCTTTTAAATTCATCATGCCTTTGCTTGCTCGCTTCTTGTTCTTCGTTGTATCTGTTGAAAAAGTCCATTGCTTTTTGTTGCTCTTGAGTAGTACCCGGTCTCAACTTGATCTCGTCGTAATACTTTATTTTCATTTCTTCTAAAAAGCTTTTGGCTTTTGCAACTTCTTCTTTAATCGCAAGTTTTTTCTTGCGAATATCTTTTTCATCATCATAATCTGCGTCATATGTAAATTTATCATCTAAAACAAATTCAATCTCTTCAGTATCTAAATGAGGTTTAGTTTTTTTGTAATATTCTTTCAATAACACGTCGTCATTCACATTAGTGTAGTCCGCGTTTAATCTAATATAATCTTCTACTGTTCCACCCGTGTCTTTCATAAACTCAACTAACTTTTCTACATTTTCAGGTAGTTCTATTCGTGGAGTATCTAGTACAGCAACAGGAGGTGTTTCGGTTTGTTTCTCCCCTATGTCTGTTATCTCTTGAATAACAGGTGTTATTACTTCTTCTTTACTTTCTTCGGTAGCGGTTGGTTTTTCGGTGTGTGTTTCCACCACTTCTTGCAGTCCCACTTTATTTTCTTGTTCTGTCTCGTTGCTTTCCGCATTAGACTGTAACACTTTTTCATCTGGGCTTGACTCTTGAACGGCATCCGATTCTTTTTTAGTTAAATCTATTTTTGTTACGTTATCTTTACTATTTAGTTTCTTCATTGAAGGTTTTTTCTTTTTTTTCATTTTAAAAGTACCTTCTTCTTTTACTTCTTTTTCTTCTTGTTTTTCTGACATAATATAATATTATAAAATTAATAACTAAACTCCAAATTCACCCACATCTACTTTGTAAGGTGATTCAAAATCTATTGGTAATGTATTATTTTTTCTTTGATCAATCATTTGAGATTGTTGTGTACCTTCTATTCTAGTTCTTTTATCTTTTCGATCTTCAATAAGTTGCTCTTTTTCCTTGTCTTTATTAATATCAGCAGATTTTAATTGCATATCATATTTAAATTGCTGTTCCATTTGCTGTGCTTTGATTTGAGCTTCACGCTCCATACGTTGAATCTCAAATTGAGATTTCGCTTGTTCAAATTGTATATTAGATTCAGAAAGAGCTTGCTGTTTCTGCACCTCATTCATTGCGGCTTTTTCAGCTTGATCAGCATTAGCTTGAGCTTGAGCTTGGATATTAGCTTGTTGAGCCTCTTGATCTGCTTTAGCTTTTTTCTTTCTCCTTAGTTTTATTAATTGATTGGCTAGTTTTAAATTTTTAACTTGCCTAATGTCAATTGCATCTTCTAGGTAAATGGATTGTGTTTGCAACGCTCTATCTATGTTCTGTTCTAGCAATGCCTTTTCTTCCTCGTCTGGTTCTAGTTCTAAAAAAATCCCAAAATCATGAAGATGTAAATTATACATTTCTTCTAGTGTACCAACGTTGAAAGAACTGATGCTAGATCTTAAAGCTTCTCTAGTTAAATCAAATTCCAAACAGTCAGATATTCTTAATGCTATGTTTTCGCAAGCTCTAAGGGTAAGAAACAACTCTGCTTGTAATATGTGTTTTGTAGCTGTATTAGAATTAGCTGCTGCTAGTTTTTGTAATCCAACTAAAGATTGTTTATCAGGAACCGTACCATCCCTCGCTTCATTTAAACCAGTTACGTCCCTTATCATTTGAAGGTAATATTGATAAGTTTGTATTAATGATTGTATTTTATTACCACCACTAGATGATTGTAATTCTTGAATAGGTACTTTTCCATGATTGAGATCACCGTCTTGTGTCATGGATCTACCTATTATACTACCAGTCTGAAAATACATGTTTAACGCTTCAGCTGGGTTATAATTAGTACCATTTCCAAGATCAACCTCCGCTAATCCATCAGCGTCTAAATAGACCCCGTCTGGCACCACTCTTTGGATTACCTGTTGTAATTTTAATGACGTTAACTGAATCATATCAGCAAACCCAGTTATTCTACCCACTAATGAATCAATTCTTCCTCTATACATGCGAGGTGCACATATATTATAATTCATATTTACTTTTACTAAATTAGCCTTAGGTCTTGTCATATTTTTAGCTAATTCCCACTTTAACATTTTTTCATGACCTAAAATCTTAGCGCCACTATACAACACTTCAATTGATCTCGTTACTTTATTAAAGTTATCGCTTGGTGGAGGATCAAATGTATCTTGTTTTTCTAAAGCTTTCTCAAGACCAAACGGTGTTTCTTTTATTTTAAATACCTGGTTAGTATAAGACTTCCACTCGAAGTACAATACTTGCACTGTGTTATTATCTCTTCTCCCATTCCAATTTCTATTATATTGAGAGTTACCTGGGTATTTTTCTATTTCTTTTAGTTCTTCCACTGTTAGGTGTGGAAACTGTTTTTTCAATTCTGGCAGTGTAAGTGACTTTACCTCTCCTACATAAAATAAATCTTCAAAGTTTGGATCTTCAGTGTATGACCAAATCATTGCGGCTGGATCGCAATACTTAACTACTACACCTTCAGATTTATTAAATTCCGTTTTATTAGCACCAATACCTATTGTAACTATATCCCTTAATATCCTTCTTTTAGATAACTCGTATCTATTTCTTTCTAAAGTATTATTAATTGCCTCTTCTTCTGCAATTTCTATAGATTGTTTGTAATCTAATTGCATGTGCACGGAAAGTTCTTCTTCTGTTTGTGGAGCTAAATCTGGATTTTCTATATCAGAAATATCTATACCCAAAGATTGTTTAACTTGATTTATATAATCTTTCTGTTTTATATTTCTATATAAATGTTCAGCGTAATTAGTTCTTATTTTTAACGCAGATGGATCTTGAGCAAAAGCTTTAATGTCATATACTTTATCAGACATACCATTAACTACAATATCTACAAACTTAGGTATTATTGGTACTGGTTTCCAATCTAAATTTAAATATGATAAATCTCCGTTGATAGACAACTCGTCTTTGTATTTTTGAATAGATTGCTCTCCTCTAGCATACAATCGTAAATTATGGAATCTTGTGTAATTATCACTAAACCTAGTTCTACCAGAACTAAACCATTCACCCTCTACAGCTCTCCCAACTTTAAGTCCATAATCTAAGCTCATTTTCTCTGCATCCGGTACCACCTGATCTGGAAAAACACTATTAGTATTACTATTAACCATTTATTTTATTATTTTTGAAACAACACCATCATTATCATATTTTTTAAACCCAAAATCAACACTCTTAATCGATCTATCAGCGATAGGTTTATACTTATTTTTATTACACGCCATTATCGCTAATCCAGAACTTATAGAAGCATCGTGCTTGGTCCTTTTACTTATGTCAAATCGCGCCCAGTCTTCTAGTGTTCTTTGAAAATACATATCACCACACGTACCATCCTTCAATCCAACGAAACTATCTATATAAGATTCTATCGCCGAAGCATGTGCTTGTTTGATATCTTCACTTGAGTTTGGTATACCACCTATCTCTCTCTCTGTTACAGATAATTTATTCCAAATCTTATCTGGGCGATTCATTGAAAATCCTCTATATCCTCTACGTCTAAGATAGTAGAGTAATCTTGGTTTATTATTCTCACATAATATAGGCATTCCGTAAAATACCAACGCCATTAACACATCTTCAAAAAACATCTCAGCTGTTTGTGGTCTAGCAATATATTCTAAAAAGAAATGATTCGCTGGGGAGTCTTCCATACTAAACTTAGTTAAACCGTGTAAAGCTCCATTAGATCCTCTTCCATCTACAGTACCACTAATATCGTAACTATCACACCCAAATGCCCCAATATGCTCATTACTAGGATATTTTATACCATTTTTTATAATCACACGATTTTGGAGATGTTTAGGTGGAACCCAAGAAATTTTAAATCTTCCATTAATATTAGGTATAAATAAAACTCTTGTATCTATTACTCCATTCTCCCATTGAAAACTTCCAGTGGTAACATTAGCTGAATTATTAACCCCGTCATTATAATCTATTTGTTCATAAATCTTTATTAAGTTAAATAAAGATTCTTTAGTTTCATCTCTAAAAGCATGTTGTTCAGTTCTTGGAAATTGGCGATAAAGTTCATTTAAACCATCTTGATCACTTTTCAATCCTTCAACTTCATTCTCCCAATGCTCAATAACACCTATGTTTACTAACCCACCATCAATACCTTTAATTGGGGTGGTTGGAGTGTCAAATATAGGTTGACCATATATATCTATGAAACCTTCATAGTTCCATTCCATTGGGATAAACAGTGAATATAAACCTTCTTTTGTTTGACCGTTTTTGTTTCTGTTCAACACATCTGATCCGTAATATATATCTTTAAAATTTTTACCACCTTTATCTAACGCGTTACTAGTGCTACCCATCATGCATTTACCCACGATTCTACTACCTAACCTTAAACATGTTTTTGTAACTTTCCAGTTATTTTTAATATTATCAGGTCTCTCCCATTTACCACTTTCATCATGCCCTAGTAGTTTTAACTTCTCACCATCATAGCTATTGTCTCCAGTGTTTTTCCAATCTATAGTTGTGTCTAGTCCTTGTAGTTCCCTTAGTTGCTCGTTAGATTCAATCTTTCTTCGCGTGAATTTAGAAGCTGGTACTCTATATGCCAATTCGGTTTTAGGGCGATCCATACCATCTTGGATGGGTTTGAAGAAGAACGGATAATTAACCGAGATTGGTACAACTTTATCCGTGAACATTTTCTTAGCATCTGAACCTGTTTTGGATAATATACCATATCTACTATCGGCTGACATTGTTGCTTGATTAACAATTTCTGATGAACACATGAATGAAAATCCTGATCGTCTATTTTTAAGGTAGCACATTCCGTAACACCTATCGTCAGCTTTACATGCCTCCCAAAATATAAAGAACAATCTGTTTGATTCTCTATAATCAGCGGATCCAACATCAATTTTTGACCATTGCAAGTAGTTGTAATGACTACCAGTAATATAAGTAGACTCACCATTGTTCGCAAACCAGAAACCATTTTCTCTACGAGTAAACTCTTGATCAATGTAATCATACCACTCCTCTCTGAATTCAACTGGATATTTCTCCCAATCAAATCTACTTTTAATTTTACTTAACTCTTTGGGGTATTTGGCTTTCTCCCAGTATTGTTCTTCTTTTTTCTTGCTTCTTTTATAGCATTCAGATTCTGCTGGTAAAGCAATTTTGAGATTTTGTATTTCGTAGATTTCTCCAATAGTACCGTCTTTACTTATTACTATAAAATCATATTCTGGATCATATCCATACTCCCATTTCTTAAACCTATTTTTCTTTTTTAAGATTTTAGGGTTAACGATGTCTTTTAATACTTTATATAAAGTTTGCTGATAACTCATTTACTTCTCCCTTCTGGAAATCTCATAAACTGCTTCTCCTTCTTCTTCTTTTTCTCCTCTTCTTCTTTCGGTTTATTGTTTAACATTCTTTCCTCTTCCTCCATTCTATTTAGAATTTCAAAAGCATCAAAAATAGCTAACTTCTTAGTGGCAGCGGCGTTTTTTAATCTATCAGCAGATATATCATCAGCGGTATCTATAATAGGTTCTTTAGCTACCTTGATTAACTCTTCGACCGCCTTTCGCCCAGCCAGGATTATATTCTTTTTCGTTTCCTTTACGTTCATGCTTTATAGCTATATTATTAGATTTCATACAATACAAACGTTCATCATCTATGATAAACTCGAATTCACTCTGCGGTGTGAAAGTAATTAACATATCAACTTCTACACCTAACTTATTTAAATATGGGTTGTCATATTTTATAATTCCAATTAGTGGTTTTTCCTTATCGGGACTAAGGGTGGAAGTTTCAACTACAGGTTTTACAAAACACCTATCTATATGTGAAATCCACTCGTCACTTCTTTTATATAAGTATATTTGATCAGCTGCACAAAAATACATATTGTCTTTAAAATATGATCTACTATTTTTCTCTCTACCCTTCATATCGTAAAATCTTCTAAAGATGTTGTGATGCACAACTACGATATCTCCAGGTCGTACTCCAGTATCAAATGCACTTGGGGTTGCTATAACAGTTGCTAGATTATTAACAGATTTAAAACTTTCTATTTTAGTATTTAACACTAAAGTTTTATCACCAACTTTCTTTTCATTATTATACCTTTCACCTAAAGGTTTTATAATAAAGTCATATAAGCTTTTCATTAATATTCTAAATCAAATTCAACAGCTATCGCCATGTTTGAGTTAAATTTCTTCCATGGTAAAACTTCATCATTCTTTTTTATATAAATAAAGTAATCACCATCTTTCTCGTTACTTATAATATCACATATAGTATGACCACCGTAAACCTCTTGTCCAACTGAATAATGCATGGCATCATTCTTATAGTCAGATCCTATACTAATCTTCCTTATAACACTAGACATCTGTGGTAACTTTTTCCTCTATTGGTGTATAAGTTCCATCTTCAACATTGATATTCACAGCGCCATATTCAGATTCTAATTCACTTTTAAGATCTTCAACTTCTCTATTTATACCCGCAAATTGGTGTAATAACCCATGCTTCTGCGCTTCTAAGTAACCAACTTCATTTAATATTTTATTTAAAGTCGTTTGTTGCTCTTGGATTTTATTTAATTGTTCTTCTTTAATTTTGTTCATTTAATTAAAATTTAATTATATTTATTCGACAGGTTCTGACCATTCAGGCGTTGCCATTAATTCTAATACTTCTGTTTGATTTAAAGTTTCAGATGGAACAACTATACCTGTGTTGATAAAGGTAGGTATTACACCATTTGGCCACTTAATTACAAATAGAGTGTCATCTAAGCTTCTTCTACAAGTTAAACCACTTGATTGTGCCACTTGCGAAAAATCTACATTTTGCATGTCTGTTGCAATATCACATATTGCGTAAGTTAAATTATTCATTCTTATTTATTTATTTATTTATCCTGGTACTGATGTTGATCTACTATCGTATTCCATATTATATGAAAGAGCATTATCACTACTAAATCCACTCTCACCAATTCTACTATCTATATCCATAGATATACTTAGTCCATTTGCAAAACTTTGTGGTGCATCACCTACTAAATTAGGTGGACCTGCACTAGTTCCATCATTACTACCTATTTGATCTTTGATAGTCCAAACTGATGTAGTACCGTTCCATGATGCATTCTCCCCCATTCTCCACCATGATACTGGTGATAGAGAAGTTAAGTCTGCAGGGCGACCGTTATTGTAAATAGCAGATACATTTGCAGATTGGTCTGTATTCCATACTGCTACTTCGTCAATAGAGCCATTAAAGAAACTAACCGCACTACCAAGAGATTCTATAGCACCTATAACAAAATCTGCACTGTCATTGTCAATACTCGCTGGAATTGAAGTTGTATTTTCTTGCTCAAGATCTCCATCAATATATAACCTTAAATAAGTAGATGGTTTAAAAGTTGCTAATAAATGATGCCAATCCCCATCGTCAACTCTTTTTATTGAAGTAGGAGTACTGTATACTGTACCTGAATTATATATAAAAAATACAGGAGAGTGATTCCCACCACTTCTATCTCCATCTAACCCGAAACTTTTAGGTCTTGCTGCACTACCGCTTTCATATTTAGAAACAATTGGAGCAATATTGCCTGTAAATTTAACCCAAGCAGAAATAGTTAATGCACCTGTTATTTGTAATGCCGCTGGATTTCCAAAATCAAAATAATCCCCTAAACCATCAAAATCAAAACTATATTCAGAGTATAAAGAAGTTCCTCTAGTTACTGTATCAGGTATTAAATTACCTTGAGTCATATTAGCGCTGGTTCCAGTGTTACTAGCACTACCAGCATCTGGCATACTCCAATTAGTACTGAACGTCGCTGAATCATCTAGTTTCCACCAAGATAATGGTGATAAAGAGGTAAGATCATTTGGAGTACCGTTATTATATATAGTAAGTATATTAGGAGCTGACAAAACTGAATTCCATATAGCTACATTAGACATATTACCTGTAAATGGCCACGCGCCGGTTACTTGTAAACCTCCAATATATACTCCAAGAGTATCAGTGGTTATAATACCTGTACTAGTAGTTTGGAAACTTTCAAGATTACCGCCATCAACATATGTTTTTAAACCATCAGCGTCAGCTGTTCCATCGTAAGTAAAAACAATATTATGCCAATTACCGTCTTGAACTTCTAAAGCGGTGCTTCTTAATTTATTATTGGCACTTCCATCAGTATTTATAATTACTATTTGTATTTTATTTCCAGGTTCAAGTAGTAAATTCCAATTTCTAGTACCAGCTCCACCAACTTGATCTTCGTTTACAATGGTCTGTATTCCTGTTGTGGAGGTTTTTATCCAAGCACTCACAGTAATTGCACTTGATATACCTGTAGCGCTTGCGCCAAAATTATCGTTATTCCCACCATCAAAATTAAACACATAATCTTGACTTACTTGATTCGGTACCGCCCATTGATCTCCTAAAGCTGCTCTATCACCTTTATAATAAGCTATTGGTAATGGTGTCAATCCCATAGGATTTCCAACTCCCGTATCAGCGCTACCGTATAGATCTGCTATTTGGTTGTCAGCTGGATCCACAGTGCCATCTGTAAGCGCGTAATTGAATATAGATACTTCTGATATATTGCCTGAATATTCTTGTCCTTTTCCAACTCCAAACCTATCTAATAATAATGTGTTTGTATTGTTTTGGGTACTTGAAAAAGTTGCACCATTTACATAAATACCTATATCACCACTTGAATTTCTATATAATAAAATATGATTCCAAGAGCCAGCTACTAAATCATTGCCACCACTTTCTGTGAATGTTAAAGTAGTACCACCAACTTTAAATCTAATTGAAGTTGTTAAATATATTTGTACCCAATTATCATTAGTAGAATGACCTAAATAATAACCTTGTACAGACGTAGGTATAGTAGGCGTATTTATCCAAGTAGATATAGTAAATTCATCTGTATAACTTAAATCTGACGACAATACTACATAATCTCCTGAACCATCAAAATCAAAACAATAATTTCCTACTTTGTCAGTGTTATTATTTTCTGGTACTAGCCATTGTGGTGGTTGGTAAGTTGCTGCCATAATTTCTTTTTAATCCCCCATTCTATACCACGCTACAGGTGGTGTTGTCATTGTACTTAAATCTGCTGTTTTACCAGTGGATGTTGCGTTGTAAATTTCGTCTACTTGATCTGAATCTAAAGCATAGTCAAAAAATGATACTTCGTCTATATTTCCTAAAAACGCTCTAACTGCACTATTACAGCCTGAATTAGATAAATCCCCACCTATGCAGAAAGGTATTGTTGCGTTTGGAGCAATAGGTCCAATAAAATTATTTGACAAATCTTGGTAGGTGGCAAATGTAGTCCATTCAGCACCATCTTTATAAAGTTTTATTCCTGATACATCTTCGCTACCGTCATAAGTCGCAACAACGTGATGCCACACGTCATCATTAAAATCAAACCCTAAACCTTTTCTTGTAATTGCTCCTGAACTCGCACCTGAAGCATTTAGTCCCTCTATTTCAAAAACTAATTTATTTTTACTTATACCTGATGTAGTTAATACAAGCTCATAGCCAGCATATTTACCAGAACCTGAATAACGGCATCTTTTTCTTGACGCTATTACGTCTGTACCAATATCAGAAGGGCATTTTATCCACGCTGATATAG